TCACTGAGGTGGCAGCACGAACAACCGGATCAACTGTGCTGGTGTAAACGGCCGTCAATCGTGGCTGGGCCATTTTGTAAGCTCCGTATGCTGCACATACCATTGTCGCTGAATGCATCGCTGAAGACAGCGTCGCCGTAGGGACTATATCAACATCCAATCCCTGCTCCTCCTGAACCTCATCCAGCATTTGCCTACGACGCCCGAACCTATATTGCCGCGCAATTGGTGGGATTCGTAAATGAGCAGTTTCTCGCCCCATCTGTTCTTGCATAGCTCGATCCGCTGCGTTCCCCTCTTCTGAGCGCTCCGGTGGCGCAATCTCCCGAAAACACGTGCAGAGATATTCCGGCATCTTGCAACTGTTACACAATTTCATATGACTCAACCCATCAACGGTCGTCATCATATGATCTTGCATGCGCGCATGAGCCGCAACATCGTCCCTCATCCACATCAAAAATTGTGTCAAAGAACCATTCCGCATCACATTTCGAAACTCTGGGGCCGCCGCTGGGTCACCTGGTGCAACATTGATTGCATCTACAGTCCACTTCCACACGTCCGGGATTCGCCCTGGAGCCAAAGGATCAAAATCCTTTAGAACTGAACCCTCCGCATAGTTCTCATCGACAGTGATTGTGACCCTATGCCTAAAACGACGCATCAAAGCTGCAACAGACCCTATCCTCTTGAACGCGTTCAGGTAGGTGTGCCCGAAGTTAGTAGTCCCTACCACCAACTTAGGCCGTGCTGGACAATTACCTTTATCTTCGATCTTTGCTTTATCTGGCATAAAAGGAACGTTATTGATTAAATCAATAACTGGGTTGATGGTAGCATCCTCCTGTAGACTGGCATGCGCTCTCCCTATGTCGTCCAACTTCACACACCACTGCCACGAACTAAACCCATCCCAGAAATTTGCTTGAGCATTCGGTGTGAACGTGTACTCATGCGAATTGGGCAAATCTTTCAAAGCCGCGAAATACTTGACGACTATATCCGTGATTGTAGATTTTCCAACACCAGAGCCGCCATGGATCAAGATAGCATACGGAGATTCCCGTAATGCTGTCTTATTCCTCTCAAGGATATACGCACGCTTCATATTCTCCACCTTGCCCATCATGCGCCTGATCACCTCCCTATCACGCGAACCAAGAGTTGAGGCCCGCACTGAGACTGTTGTCAATGAGTCATACAAGACATCCAGTCTCCGAGCGTACTCAAATAGGTTCAGGCCCAATGGTTCAGGATTGGCCAGTTTTGTCGACACATCCTCCAAGAAATTGTACTCAGTGTATAACTCCACGTATCTGTCAGGGCAATGCCACAACGGATCTAGAGAACGCATGGTAATACATTTCCATCCGATCGTCAGAAGCCAGTTAAAAACTTCCATAAAACGAGTTGTCCCATCCACGGCTCGAAATAGCAAATTCTTCTCCATACCCTCAGAAAGGGCATATATGGCTTCCAATGTGAATGGAATCTTGCCAATCATAAATAGCACTGGGCTAACTATGAACGCAAAGAACATGG